CTAGAATTTTCCGTTTCCGGATTTTTGCGGATCTAAGTACCGCAACCACGGATGGATCATGCTCCTCCCACGAGCCATAATAGGCGCGCAGGAGCCGGCTAAGGCCGTCTAGACTGACAGGTTCTTTGGGACTTGTTAGGACCCACCCTTCAACCCAGACGCGGCACAATCTGCGGTCGAATCCATGCTTGTAGTCCGATAAATTAATCGGTCTACAAGGATCAACCACACTAAGTCCTCCAATCTGTGTGTCGTGCACCAGTATTCCTGGGTACGCCGCATTAACAAGATTAAGGAGATAGTCGCCAGTTGCTCTGTAATCAAGAGAGTAACAAGTGCTACAATATTCACATATTGCAGCGGCGAGATTTCCATCGGGGGATCGACGAGATATGTCCTTTTTGATTTTAAAAGGAGTGATAAGTTTGCCATTCCAGGCATCTACACCACAACTTTCGCGAAAAGGACCATCAACGTAAGACTTACTCTTATTGACCAATAGGCCACATCGAGTAAAGAGTTCACACAGTGGTGTGAACACCTGGGGGCGAATGATTATGTCGTCTCCATATACATACGTTGATGCTATGGCATCAGGAGCGGACATGCCGGAACGGATTCCAGCAACGACCGCCAACGCCCAGAAAACGGCACTCTCTATGGGAAAGCATAATGCTGATCCCATTGGTGCGTACTTTCGGTGTCCTTCAAACAAGGATCCGTCTGGGAGTAAGGTAGATTCCGACCGTAGTGCTAGTAGATAGCGATGTGCCTCTTCAGGAAACAAAGCTAGTACTAGATCGGTCGTAACTCTATCCGAAGCATCTTTAAGGTCAATAGTAGCGAATTGCCCAGTCTCACTCGACGTGAGAGCAAGCATTCCGTTTACATCTTGATCAACAAAGTTGATTCGTCCATGTGAAAACGCATGGAGATTCCTCATCAGGTTTCTCGATACGCCTTGTTGGAGAAACATTAGCTCCTTAGGTTCGCACGATATAGTGCGAGGGCCACGGGAGTCCTTGGGCACAAAAAGCAATCGAGAGATTGCCCTCTGTTCTCGGGACCTTTTTACAAAGGAAATGATTTCTCCGCACATAGCAGAAGAGATTCTACCACCTGAGCGGAACCCAAAATACACATCGTATCTCGGGTACACGCGATGGAGAGAGGGAATATAGTTAGCGGAATCCCACTTGGCTATATTATCTTCTCCACCAGCCACCGCTCCGGGACCGTGACGCGGGGTAAAGTCCGTAAAGGCTTTCCTTGCATCACCTAGCACGTACGCGATAAGTTCTCGCGCACGGCATAGATCCTCATGATAATAATCAGGCAATTGCAATGAAGCAAGGTCTGACTCATTATCTTTCCACACCTGAAGAGCAGTTTTTAATTGTTCCTCAGTAAGTGGAATCTCCAACTTGTAATACAAGTAGAAGAGAGTTCTATAAGCTCGAATAATTCGAGCTCGGTCTCGAAGCGAACTGCGCGTATCATGAATGACGTATGCAAGCATACGACAGAACACAGGACAAGAAAAATCTCCAAAGAGATCTTCTCTTTTTACGTTACAGTGTGGTTTAAAACCACACGGAATAACATATTCCCCTGTGTCACTATCATTTTCTTTTTCGATTCTGGAGAGGATCGAATCGTACCATTTCCCTAATCGGGGCATGGAACAAGTGAGAAATGATAGACCTTCATGATTCGCTCGTGACAATATATATTCGAAATCGCGCACGCATTCGCGACGCACGTTAAGGATATTATTGACACGGAGAGTTGCGGAACTCTCTATCAAGTTAGCTATATCGTCGAGTAGATTTCGGATGACACCGAGAAGTATCTCGATGCGGCTATTCTGACTCCCATTTTTCATGGTAATGTCTCCGCATGGCTCAGACCCCGGGTGTTAACCCATGACGAGAGTTATCTCTAGCTTTCGTCACGAAGCAACTTCTCGACATTCGCGTCGGTTAGAAAACCGGCGGCGAACGTAGTGAGATCTTCGATCTCACCTACTGTAATCGAGGAGGCGGCATCAACAGTGATCGTCGTGTTAACCACGGCTTTCTCTGTCTTGCCTGAAGTTGCGTTCCACTTGTCTAGTGTGAATTGCACTAAATGCCGGCGAACCGGTTTAGCACCCTTCACAGTCGAAGGCCCCGCATTTGAATGTCGCATCACGATTTTCCTCGTTAAAGAGGGGGTCGCGTCGTTCTCAACCCAATCAGAACCGCCTTGAGCGGTGAACTGACGGGTAAAGGACTGTGCAACAGGAACTGCGTTGCTGTCGTTAAGTGTAATCGGGTCTGCAAATGCCATGTTTGTATCCTTCTTACTGGCCTCCTTTGGACCAGTCAGTGAGTTGTTGGCGCCCTCTCACGAGGGTATAGTGATAAATTTCACTTGCGACGGCCAGGTAGGACACCTATGCCAATCGCGCCAATGATCGAGGCTTTGTACCAAGTTAATGGTAAGCGGAAGAGGGTGGTTTCCTCGACTTGAGGAAGACCAGCCTTGCGACCATAGCTCTCGTAGTGGTAACCTCCTAGGTTCTGTACAAGGGACGGCACACCGGTATCTAAATTATAGACCCGAAATGCATAGTCACCAGAATACTGAACTTTGAAGGAATGACCATATCCTAAAATAGTTATACCCTCATTATAAGGGTTAAACTGGCCAAAGTGCTCGAATAATCGAGCACGATAGCTAAGGAAATAGTCAATCAGCCAAGTGAAGGGAATCGCTTCCCACACTATATTAACAGGGTCAGTAAGACCCTGTTGGACTGACCACAACACAGAGATCCCTACAGCACCTTTAAGGTATATATCTGGAATATCCAGAAATATTTTGGAACGAGCGTGATAATCGATTTTAACATCGACAAAACGCAAATCCAAACTGTAGTTCCCATTCACCGATGTACCTGGCGGATCTGCGGTCAAAATTGAACACAGATTTACCATTTGATGATACTCGTTCGGATCCCAAGAGATCAACTCTTGAAGATCCTTGCGAGAATAATCGAGGTACACGACCTTGTGGTTATGATCCTGCAACCATTTCAGCTTTTTATAAGCATTTGAAATGCCGCATAGGATCGCCTGAGCGTCCTTAAGAAAAGGCTTTATAGCGAAGTTCCACGCCAACCATTTGGCTGCCGCTTCTTTCACACCGTTCTTCCGGAGTCTTAAAAACTCCTGTTGAAACAGTTTTAAAGCCCGCACATACAGTTTTTCATATTTCTGTATGGCCTTAACGTTACCCTCAAGTACCTCCAATAGCTCGATAATAAAATTAGCGAGACTAACGTTGGTATCCACAACGCTTGACAGTTTCGCTTCAGTTTGAAGCGATAGCTCATCTAATTGAGCATCGTCAAGGAATGGCCCGGTCGCCCGGATAAAGTCCCGACAGACTGGCGTTTTCTCCGAGAAGGAGACAAGCAGCCCGTCAGCATCATATATCGGGTCCAGAGGGGGTGTAACCCCCCGGAACTTTTCTCTAACCACAGGATTATACCAATTTTGGATATAACCATGTGTGTCCCACATCTCGTCAGTAATGACGGTAATAGGGAAAAGGGGATGTACAGGAATAGAGACATGATCACCGCTCTGATGAACGGTAATTTCTATCTCTTCATACTGCATTTCTGGATTAGCTCGAAATCGATGGCCGGGATTTCTCCCAGTTCCGAAAGAAGTCTTTCGATGACGAAATTTCTTCTTTACAATCTTAGCCGGACTATCGCAGAAACCCATGATAGAGAAAACCTCCGCTAGAGACTCCTCATAAAGAG